GTTCGTTAATAATTTCGTTAGGCGGTCTAAGGTTTCCTTCGCGGTCACGCAATCTAATTCCTAAGCGCAACATGTTCATTCCGTTTTGGCTAGCGTAAGATCCCGCTGCTTGTTCGTTGCTCATACCACTGACAGCACTCATGCCACCAAGCTGGCTCATAATTCTCTGTGTGCTTACTGATTGCGCACCGTAACCACCTTGAGACAAGACTTGTCCCATAGCCAAGGTTGGACCCATGGAGCTAGTTGCGTTTCCACGACCAACCATAGAATTTGCAGAACTAATTACTCCTCGAGCACCCATGCGGCCAGAGCTGTACATGGCAACGCCTTCAGCGCTAAGTCTTTGTGTTACTGCGGTCATAGTGTTAGGCATAATGCCCATAGCACCTGCACCAATAGCTGCTACTCCCAAGCCAACTTTTGAAGCGGTTGACATACCTCCGCCGCCACGGTCAGGTAACTGAGCAAGGCTGCTACCCATAGTGCTGGTAGGTTTGCCATTAGCGGCAGATTGAGCTTCAGCAACTGCTTCAGCATGTTTTTGTATTTTTTCGTAACTTTTTTCTATGCCCGTTACAGTTTTAAGCATGTTAAGCAGACCCTTATTACCGGTCTCCGTTAACTTTTCGACACTCTTTTGACCGGTGAAAGCTTCATCTCCACCGGTGCCTAAGTTTCCTCTTGCCTCTGCCAAGTTATCTCACCGCCTTAGGTCTTGTAATAGCTTTAGATAAAAACACTAGTCGTTCTCGTACTGTAAGACTTCTCAACTCCTGTAACGACCAACCCGGAAAGTACTGAGCTAGAAGATCATAGGCATCAATTACGTCTTGATAAGTAGTTTCATTGACGAAACAATTCTGCCAGTGTTAGTGGCAGGCTTACCTCCTGGCCGCAGTTTTTGCAAGCCTTTTTAATTTCGCTTAGTTGTGGTCCAGGATTACGCTTTGCAATCTCTTCTAGCAAGGTTCTACGATCATTGATACCCAGATTTCTAATGCGACTGGAATCTAAGACTGGTTGATCAGCAATTTCAACTACGCAAGAAGCCAACAACAAAGTGTCTAATTCCGCAGAGTTTTTTTCTGTAGCATTAATGAGCTTTGTTTGAACAGTTCCGTTAGGTAGGTTTACTTTTGCAAGACCGGCTTTAAGTTCTACTGTAAATTTACGATCATTAAGGGGATCTTCTAGTTCCTTGGTTTCAACATCTGTATCTAGATCAATATTAAAAACTTGAACCTCAGGGCATTTGTCACATACGGTAGATACCTCTACCACTGAGCCAAAAGTTGCTTTTCTAATTGCTAGCAAAAGAGCTTCTCTGTCTCCCGCAAGTAAAGTTCCTAACATATCTTTAGTAGCTGGCTCGTTTCCAATGGAAACTGTTGCCCGTTCCAAGATAGCTAGTAAAGCCTTTCCTGGGTCAGAGATTTTTACAATTGCTTCTTCATCTGCGCCTGTAAGTTCTCTGACTTCAGCTGTTCTATGAATAGTTGCTGCAAACGGATCAATAAGACCCGCTGGAAGTTTAACCTCTGTTTCAGGCAGTGATGGGAGTACCACTTCTGGTATAGATCCCATCACTGGCTGATTAACAAGGTTGTTTACATCTTCTAACAGTTTGTTTGCCATTGCCGGATTTTCTGCGGCGTTAATAATTGTAGACATGTTGTATTCCTTTTCTTAGTTTACGCGGATGGTTCTTTGGCTGAACCATTGGTTGTTAGATCAGCTGCATAGGTAGCTTCCCAACCCTCATGAACAAGGGTCATTTCTTCTACCATTAAGCTATTTCCACCAGCATCTAGGTTGCTGTATGAAAGGTTTGTAATCCACGCATTGTATACCTTAAAGCGTACAGCTACGTGTGGCGTAATTGAGTTAAGCGATGCAGCCGCAAGTGTTGCGTTTGCTTCGTTTCCTGCTGTTCCGCCAGGGTTTGGATGACTAAGAACACGGATATCTAAGTTGCATCGGAAATCTGCTCCAACGCCTCCCTTAGCACCAGCACTAGTTATTGAAAACAGACGCTTCATCCAGGCAATTTGTGAAGAGTCCTTCATAAATACGCCTTTGCTAAGTGTGATTGGACTAAATGAACTTTGTCCAGGTAATTGGTGAACAGTGGTGTTATAACCACCCTCACGATACTGAATTGCTTCAGTAGATACAGTTAGGCCTGATACTGAAGTAAACCCCATTGTAGTATCGAAGTTGTATGCAGGCGTATTTGAGATTGGTAGAAAGTCCACAAGGAACCGAAAGTTACGAGCTGGATCGGTTGTTAGTGTACTTAACACGTTAGTAAACGCGGTTTTTGTTGATGCCATGATTATTTATCCTTTTCCTTACTACGCCGAAGCGCTTCCGGTGATCTGCCCAATGCTGATCACAATGAATTCTGCAGGGTACTCAACAGCAACACCAATTTCGATGTTTACTCGACCATTTAGAATATCTGTTGCGGTGTTATTTGAAGCATCGCATCTTACGTAAAATGCTTGCTCTGGGGTTGTACCTCTTAGACCACCCTGTGACCAATATTCACGAAGAAACGTGCTTATTGTGTTACGGAGTTGAGTCCAAAGAACTTCGCTGTTATTCTCAAACACTGCAAAGTTACTGCGATCAGTGATTTCTTTCTTTAAGAAAATCAATGAACGACGTACGTTGATATAACGCTCTCCAGTTGAGTTATTAAGTGTGCGACCACCCATAATTACAATTCCTGCACCAGGAACGTTACGAATAGCGTTTACTGGCTTAGAAGCTACGTTGAGTGAATCTAGCTCTGCATTTGTCAGGGTGCGCTCTAGAGCAACTGCACTTCCAATTTTTGTACCAAAACCTGCTGGGGTCTTGAATACGCCTCGAGCGGCATCTGTTTCTAGATACTTACCTGCTGCAATTGCTGCTGGTCCAACTACGCGAGTTGCTCCAGGAGCTGACTTTAGTAGGTCTGGGATTACTACCCATGGGAAGTAGATTGCTGCGTTTCCGCCATCTACTGCTCCGCAACCATCGATTGCGTAAGTAAGTGCTTCTGCTGCTGTGCTTCCTGCTGGTGGATCAATTAGAGCAAATACATCTCCGCGAGCTTCTGCATAAGCGGTTATGTCGTTGTCCAAAAGAACTTTATTTGCACGAGCACCTGTTTCGCCACCTGATGCAAAAGCATAAGATGCGTCTGCGTTAATCATAATCATTGGGTTAGTAATTGGATCAAAGGTTGCTAGAGCAGTTTGATAGTTAGCACGTGTAGGTGCTGACCCATCTGCTCCTGAAGTAAACGCCTTGACTCCAGCAATTTCCGGCATGTTAGCTGGGGCTGCTGTACCTGATGTTAGGTTAGTAAGCATTACGTAGTATGAAGCTGAGTTTACGTAAGCTACCGCGTAACGGCTGTTTGTTGTGGACATGCTTAGATCAGTGTATTGTTCTAAGATTCCATTTGCATCTGAAATAATCAGATTAAAAGTGGTTGTAGAAGAAGATGTAACTTCTGCTGTTAATCCGTTACCCCAAGCACCAGCACTTTTTGCTGTTACTCGAAGTGTACTAAGTGGGGTACCTGCGCGGTCACGAAGGACTACTGATGCTGCTGTAGCACCTGAACCTGTAACACGCTTGATATATGCACTGCGTCCGCCATTTGCAAAAAACGAATAGATTGCCCAGGTAGCTGGGTAGCTATCTGAAAGGCTTCCAAAAGTTTTTCCAAAGTCGTACCAGCTTTGAATTAGAACTGGTTCTGCTGTAGGTCCTTGTGCAAATGCACCGAGGAACGCTCCACGAGCCTGTCCGTTATCTGCTAGCGCAACTAGTTGTGGCAGAGGTACTTCATTGATGAAGACTCCTGGTCTGCTGTAACTTGCCATTCTTTACTCCTTAGGGTTGATTTGTTTTCTCGGGGTGCCTATTTATATGTCGAATGTTTCAAACGGAACGTCTTGGCTAGTGAACGATATTAGAGGAGGTGTTTGTACTGGGTACTTCTGAGCAATAGCAGTAGGCAAGACTTCAGCGCTGATGCGTATGTTGTACACATTAGAGAATAGTCTCTTACCGTTTTGATCAGTAGTGTCTTTCTTTGACATTCCCAAAAATTCAACACGCCGAAGAGTGTTGTCTTCTGGAACAATAAGGCGACCAAAGCGCAAGGGTATGCGATGGCCAGATAGCATTGCTGCCATGATTGCACGATCATGCCTAGGCTGACGTGCATAGGTTGTAATTTGATAGTCAAGATTTACTGGAATAGGGAATTCAGTTACGTATTGTTTTGCTCCGGCACCGTCTGAGCCTACTGTTCCGGTGTCAACACCTTCTGGGTAGTAACGCATGCTTACCACTCCACGATGAGCTCGTTCAAAGTCTTCAGAGTAACCAATAAAATCAAGAGTGATATATGGGTATACCTGATCTCTAATTTCCATATCAGGTTGCCCATACCAGACGCCTACTGGACGTACAGCATTTCCACTATCAGAAACGGTAATGCCTTGCATAGCTGTCTTTAGAGCTTTATCTTCATTAAGAATAATAGGCATTAGATTAGCCCCTGTTCTTTTAAGCTCCGAGACATACCTGTAGCAAAGCTATCTTGATCTATAAAGTTAGTTAGAAAGTTTCTAAGCACAGCAGATGGAGGGGTATCTTGATCCCCGTACTCTAAAAAGTTAACTTGAGCTGAAAGGTGTGGTGGATAGTAGATTTTGTACTCACCGTCTTTATGGACGATGGACATCTGGCTTACTACCGCTTCAGGCCATTTGTTCATACGGCACCAAGTTTTAAGGCGTTGAGTAGTAATAAAAGAATCCTGTGCTTCTGCCCCAGATACGGAGTTAAGTATAAGTTCTGACAGTCTCACTTACGACCCGCGATTACTTTAGCAGTTAGACTTCCTGCAATCCATCCGGCTACCATCGAGCCAGCATGAAATTTGTCTAAGCCAAGTACACCGCGTACGAATTGCTCTCGATCGGCATCGCTCTCTTCGCGTGCCAAACGGTCAAGTAAGTAAATCATCAGAATCCTCCAAAAGAAGATGCGGGGTCAAGCTGCAGGGTTCCGGATTACTCCGGCGTCAAGAACAAGAGTAAATGAAAAAGCCCCCTTTCGGGGGCTAATCATTTACTTCTTTTTAGACATTTTCTACTTCTCCAGATAAGTCAAGAGGATTTGCCTCTAACTCGGCAATAGCCTCTTCAGTTACGGGTGGGTTTCCGCACTTATAGCATCCTGTTTTAGTTGGTACAGCAAGTTGGTTGCAAACGTCGCAATTAGGCATTACATGCCCTTCTTACGTACCATAGATTTTTTCTTAGCCATTGGACGGGCGTTAGGATCTGCCTTCTTCTTGTTACGAAGCATCTTAAAATCTGCCCCATCGATCTTCTTAGGATTGCCAGCTGTAGCAGCTAGCTTCTTTTGCTTTTCTGACATTGCCATTACTTCTTCTCCTTCTTTTTCTTAGGGGCTTTTTTCTTATCAAATTTCTTATTTGCGGCAGCCAAAGTCTTCATGCCGTGCTTGTCTTTTGGCTTCATGCAGCCACAGGTGGCGCACATTACTTCTTCTTTGCCTTACATGACTTACAGGTACCGCAAGTACAGGCCTTAGCCTTAGGCTTGCCCTTACCGAAGCCTGGCTCGCCTTTTTTCTTTCCACAACCACATTTAACGCACATTATTTCTTACCTTTCTTAGGTTTAGCAACTTTGTCTTTTCCTTTACCTTCAGGTACACAGTTTGGCACCTTCTGGCCATTCTTGGTCTTCATACCTACTTGAACGTACCCTTTCCAACAAGGATCAGCCATTACTTTCCTCCTTCATGGGGGTTCTTTCGGTGCCAAGCTCGGGTTGCTCGTTCTCCCGCTTTGATTGTATTAGCACCAGCTTTTTTAGTGAGGTTGATCTTATCGTACTTTCCAGCTTTAGCCTTAGCTTCATGGTCGACAATTACGTCTCCCTTTTTATTCTTCTTTATGGTGTGCTTGGCCCCACCGACTTTAATTGTTCTAGCCATGTTAGCCTCCGTTATTAAATGGGTTGTAGTTTGAGTATTCTAAGAATTGTGGGTCGTTGACCAACTCTTCTGGGTTCACCTGATTTAAGTCCATAGTAATGAAGGTGTAGTCATCTCCCATCAACCCTCTAGGGAAGAACTTAGCTGGGGACCAAACGGTGTTTCTAAATACTATGCGGTCTCTTAAAAATCTGTCTGGATCACTACTAAAGTAATCATCATCAGTTGTAGTGCTACCAAAGTATGAACTTCTTTTTCTAGATACGTCGCCTCGAATAACATCTATGTTAAAGGTAAGGCGTAGCTGATCTACGGTGTAAAGACCTCTGTCATTGCGTTGCATAACGCCTTGCTCAAGCTTGGCAGAGATAACCGGAAGGGTAGATTCTTTCTTCCATCTACGACCTACAGTAGAGGAACCCACATCGTAAATAGGGTCCACTTGACTAGCCACGGAATCCCAAGCCCACCAGTCTACGGACATACCAACGGTACGCACCATATCTTTGGTTACGCCTAATTTAATAGACTCTTTTTCAGAGGCTATAGTGAATCTGCCTTGTACTTGGTCTCCACGCATCCATACAGTTTAATACGGATATCCTCGTATGACCTCCCAAAGATACCTTTCTGCGTCTTCTTCAGTAAACCACCAATGGTCGGGCTCTACAAAGAAAAAGTGGCCGTAAACAACCACATTTGTTTCTGGGTTTAAAAACTCACCCCGTTTAGTAGAGTGGTCATTTGCAGAGTAAAACAAGCCTTCGTTCTCTGATAACGAATGAACATGCTCCTCTATAGAAATATCCCAGCCAAAAGTTTGATAGATAGGGACCATAATTCCATACGTGCACGCACTATCGTAGCTATTTTCTCGAGTAGCAGTCTGTGGTCCTTTGGTAATACTTATGTACCCCCAGGAAGGCAACAGTGTTGGAGAATTAAATTCTTTTTTTGCTCTTTCCCAAAGTTTTTCATGAAACATGTAAATTTCTGGGGTTTTTAAAATATCCGTTTCTGGGGCAGTTCCTACTACACTGGGTTTAATAAGTTCCTGGGCGTATGCCTGTGCATAATCAAAATCTCGTTCTGAAAATAAATCGGGGGATACTTTATGCACTTTCAGGCCCTTTAGACTCTTCTACTGCAGCCCATTTACCAATGGGACATTCAGCAGGAGCAAGCTTAACTTTAAGGTGCATAAAGCAACCACATTTCTTGCATTGCTGGGTTATCTTAGTTAGGTGAGCGCACCCGTTGCACATTTCAAGACGTTTCTTAGCAACCTCGTCTGTAGTGCGAGGTACGTTTTTATCTAGTAGGTCCCAGGGTCTGGTAGTACCTAAGTTCTTCTTGTACTGTTGCCACAGGGATAGATTATCTTCAGCCATATTATTCTCCTAGATTTCTGACCACATATTAAGGTCTTGATTTTTAAGCATCGATTTTGGGGCGATATTGAATCCTAGCATAACTGTATTTTCATGACTATAGGTAATCTTTTTTCCTGCCTCCCAAAGATAAATATCTCCCGGAGCTAGTAGGTTAGGCACCCCACCCACAGTTATAAAGCTGCCCTCTTCGGCGGTTAGTATAAATACTCCCGAGAAACAAGGGATCCTAACTCCTCCGGTGTCGTACCAAACATCTGTTCGAACCCCGCTTATGAACTCGGAGGATAGATAGAAAGTTGAGTGGGTCCGACTCAATTCATAGTAGCTGCAGGAATCTTCTAGTAACTTTTTGATTTCTCTATGAGCATAGTTAATTGACATGTCCTCAACAATAGGTACATTTGAAGAAAATACTTTTACCGGCTTAGTTAATACGCTTAAGAGACGTTCATGATTATTCATTGAATCCCCCTATTCTTTGACCAAACCATATTAGGGGGAACGCTGGGTCTCTAGGAGGTTCCATCTCATCCTGGTCAATACGCCCACCTTTAAGGGGGGTGGTAGCAAATGCTTGACCCGCTACTTTCCTAGCCCTAGCATAGATCCTATCTGCTAGTTTACTTCGGTCAGGTGGGGCTTCTAACTCCACGTTAAATTGTGTAGCAAAAAAAGATTTAAGGAATGCCCCAAATAAAACCCAATAGCCATTACGCCTGTGTATGGGGCTTGTGTACATTCGTACAGTTAGGTAGTCGCTACTTATACACACGTACATGTCCGGGTATTCATAGGGCAGGTACTTAGAAAGTATTACTGTACCGGTTGAGTATTTATTGTTCTTATATATTGAGATGATGTAGGTAAAGTCTTTATGATCAGGCTCAACA